CCATCCGGTTAAGTTGCTCAGTCAATACGACTTTCATCAAGTCTGGAGGAACGGAGCTTGCGCAAATGGCGCCACCCTTCTTGGCATCGCCATGGACCAGGAACATCACTATTTCCCAGTCGGGGTAGCCTTCCTCATCTAAGCCTTTCTTGATCGCCTCAATGATACCAGCCAGAATGTCCGGTCCAGGTTTGTTATCCATAGCCCCTCCCATACCTAAAGAATAGGGCCGCTACAGGGGTAGCGGCCCCTAGCCCGAATGGGCGTTCGACGTGCTCTCGATTGGCCGTGCTACCGCGCTCCCAGCAGCTTGCGCACCGCTTCCATGGCGGCCGACTCCTGACGCAGGCGGTTGACCAACTTTTCCAGATGGGCAATCGCAGCCAGCGCGTTGTCCAGAATCTCCTGGTCGTTGGGTCCATTATCCTGCTTTGGCGGGGCCTTCGCCTGTTCGGGCATGTGCTGGGGCAAGGTATAAAGACCTTTCTGCACTGCCCGTACCAGCGGCGGATCCGAATCACGCATCATGTTGTTGACCACATGCTGCACCTTGAGTGAATTGACCCCTTTGGCCTCGGCCGGATCCACCCGTTGCAGTATCTGCGCAGCGGTCAATGGGGTTATACTCCCGTTGAGTACTCGGAGAATTTCAGAGCGTAGTCCTGCTCTGCTGACTCTTTTGGTTTTCGCCATACTTCCAACCTCATCTTGTTGTTGCGGCGCGCTTCCATTGAGAAGTTCAGGGGGCGCCACGTCCCTGAGGGTAGGGTTCTGCGGTATCGGCAGACTGGTGCCCAGATCGAGGTACTTCTCCTCTTGGGTCTGGTCCAGCTTGGCCTTGGCCAGCGTTTCCTCCAAATGCCACAAGCCGGCTTTTCGGAGGTCGCGTTCGATCTGGTTGATCGCGTAGTTATCGCTGGGGGTAAGGCTCGTAGTGACGTATGCCTTGCCGTATTTTTGTACGATGTCATCCGGAGGCACCCACCTGATGTGGTTGCGTCCGGAGACGAATACGTTCCACCCCAACCGAAGCGCCTTGCGGGCGAGTTCGTTTATGTCTTTATTGGACGTTATTCCCATTGTTCATACTCCACACCTACAAAATCTTGGGCCGACGGACAGCACGGGGCTGTCCTGATCTCCACCCATCCTCGGCCCGGGACGGTTTAGGCTGGTGCTCCCCATTGGCGGGGTCTTGACGGCGGGGAGCGCCCACGGGGACCTGAGGGGTATGCTTACCGTCAATCACTTATCTCTTTCCTCGTGCAGGACGTACTTTCTTCCCAGCCACTTTTTCGCTGCTTCCAGCTTCTCTTGCATAGCTGGCGACCATTTTGGTGCCGTCGTATTTGACGGTCCAACCGGGAGGCGGCGCAAGCTTCCTATCCATTTCTTCTTTGGTCGCCACTTCAATGTACTTTTCAAGAAAGTGTTGAGCTTTCTTAAGATCTGCGATACCACCCTTGTCCCTCCAGCGCATGACGTATTTCGTTATCTGCCCCTGGAAGTAGTCGAGCTTGAAGTGCACGACCATGTCCCAGTGTTCAAGTCCGCCGGTCTTGTAGTGATCGCCCCCTACTTGGTTATCGTTAGCTGCCATACCTGTAGGCCCCATACTACAATGTGAAGGTTAAAAGAGCTACCTGCGATTAATCCACTCTTCGCAGGCCAGCCGCCAGTCATCTGCTCCGATCTGCTTACATTCATCTTTTCCGTCTCCTATTTGGTTTTTCCTCTGCATCCAGGCGTTGTACATCGGGATTGCGACTTCGTACATCCACATTGTTTTGAAGTCCGCTTCCGATTTAACGAATTTTGAGCAGTCGAGTAAGAAATCCACGACGCTTTCACCAGACTGCAATAGGGGGAATGGGCTAATGCCCCGATCTGTATAAGGGTCATGTCTTTCGAGCGTCTGTATGATCTGCTCATACTTGTTCACACCTTTATATACGTGCGCGTTGTTGCTAAAGACTCTGTACATACCCATATCGAGTTCCGCGCCTAGACATATTAATTCTTGCAAATAAGTCATGTGGACCACATTCGCACCCAACATCCCCCAAAGGATGTCGTTGGAGCGGTTACACACGGTCATGTCGAGGACGGAATCTGCTGTGTTGTATCGGAAGTAGATATGGGTATTACAGGGGAGGTCATTATGATGACTAAGGTCGCTTCCTGGGTCCCACATCCCAAGGACTGCACGGCGAGTTGTCTTATCTCGTTTAAGGAGGTCAATAGCTGCTGTGATTTGGTTAACTTGACTGAAGTGATGTTGCCATCGGTGTCCGTATGCACCATGCACCACATCCCCGTCTGCGTATCGCCGGTAATTTGAATTGAATCTCTCAATCCAGTTGACATCGTTACTCCCTGCCATCATCCAGATGAATTCCATGACGTGAAAGAAAGGATTCGCATCTCGAATCGGATCAAATAGCACCCGTTCTTTCGGGTCAATGATCGTCATCAAGATTGGATCCTCAAATGCAAGAACTTTTCCGTTCCTCGATTCCTCCTCTTTTCCGTAGACACGGAGCTTCTGAAGAAGCTCCGGGTAGATGTAGGGAACATTTGTTTCTGTTATTTCAACGACCATTGTATTTCCTCTTGCTGCGACCTGTCCCGGTCGCTACGCGGCAATATTTGTCAAATTCACAAAGACAATTCTGCAAGTCTTGATTGTCCACTGGTGGCACATCCGCCGGCCAGTTAGCGTCTACGTAGTCACGCACTATTTTGAAGTGCATGTGGAAATGTGTGGAGATATTGGAAGGTCCTATATCATCATTGAAAAACCACTTCAATCCTCGCAAACTGCCCGGCCCTGGCTCGACGAACGTCGTTTTGTCTTGTGCAGAGTACAAGACATGCCCCGGTGTGTTCTTTAGATCCGCCACGACCTGTGCGGCCAAAAATGACCCAATACCATCTACATTTTGAAGCACTCGACTGTAGCTAGAGCAGGTTGGGGTGTACACGGGCCCGGCAACAAGGTTCTCGAGGTTAAGCATTTTCACATCCTTAAGCACCTGCTCCGTCAAGTACGTCACCTTGTCCATCTTCTGACCGTGCGTGGTTATGACGTAGGCATTTCCCCAGACCTTACTTCCTTGACCTGATATGTAGTGCAGGACATCCGCCAACTGCCTCGGTTCATGATAGGGCATGTAGCCGACGAGTCTGATGGTGTCGGGCCAGTTAATGAAGCGACTAAAGACAATATTATACTCAAACAGAGGATCACCCACATGAGGCGAATAAAAGTCTCGAATGAATCGCGTGATTTTGTCGTCTTCTCTATGTACGTTGCAGAAGTACGTAGTTTGGAAGACAGGGTCATCAGTCCATGGTGCGGCCTCACCGGCGAGCTTCCTTGTCCGGATGCGGTACCGCTCCTGGATCCAGTACATGAGCAGCTCCGGCGGCGTGTAGTCTTTTCCATTGGCACGTATAATCATGTCGCTCCCCATTTTGTTCTAGCCATCCAGCCTGAGTTCGTCGTTTAACAACTTTCGCAAAGGGACCAAATCGCTCGGCAATATATTCCACGGCCGCTTTCTGCATTTCGCTAGTGCGATATATAGAGCAGCCGCCTTCAGCTTGGCATGGTCCGTGGTCCTGGAAGTACGTAGTAATGATTGCATTGCGGCCGCCACGCGCCAGGACGGTACAGTTGAGCACCACGTCTGCCAGTATCGGAAACTGGTCAACCTTCGTCGGACCAATAAGGCGCCGATTGATGCCCTGTATACAGATAATACGTCCATTTTCCACATATGGAGGCTTCGTGTGCTGCCCCATTTGCCTAGGGTGGACCCCAACCAGAGGATAGGTATCAAGCAACGCCTCCATCTGTTCAAACATTGGGCTGAGTTCTTCTGGATCGCGGATGGTTATCAGCTTACCATCTGCATTGCGCTCGGAAAAAACAAGATCATCATCCATGATCACGGCTTTTTCGTCTTTGCAAAGTCGTTCTTGCACTTCCGTACCCCATGGACCTTCATGGCTGACGGGCATACCGTCAAGAATCCACTGAAACTTGGCACTGTAGTTGTTCACCCATGGAGGTGCGTTAATGACATTACCGACTCTATGTTCTTCATTAGTCGGGCATACGAGAAATGTCTTGTTGAACCAACTAAGTGGTAACCGACTTAGCGTGTACTGTTTTCCCACGCGTCCGCGTGTCATAATGTACAAGTTCATGTGTACCGCTTCCCCCTGTGGTAGATGGCAGCATTGACTTTATACGTAGAAAACCACGAGTATGAATAGGAGGCATTCCGCCAACCAAATCTTTGCAGGTGCCGATTGTGCAGCCATGTAAAATCTTTTCGCATTTGCATCCAGTTCATCCCACGTACCCCGCTGCCTTTAGAGTCTTAATGACGAGAGGCCAGAAGCCATCGATTCTCCGATGCTCCTTTACCTCTATCGCCTTTGGCTCCCTGTATTCTTCTCCAACCGTGGCTCTGTAATTTCCGAAATCTCCCTTCAGTGTACCATCGTTGGCAATAATCATAGTACCTATGATCTTCCGCCCGTGCTCGCTGCCGAACGGCAGCAACTCAACCGTTACCCTGAGCATATCACCAGCCCACCTCTTTGCTGACACGAGTGTGCTCTTCGGACCCCACTTTATTTCGTTTTTTCTAGCATGACTTTGGCGAAATAGTCACCTACTTCCCCTTGAAAGTAGGGGCTACCAATGGGCGAAAATCGCCATTTGTACAGCATTTGCTGATAGTCCATGTTGTCGATCTGTTTCTTTAATTCTTCCGTTAATCGAGGCATTTAATCCTCCAGCCTGTTTCGAAGACTTCAAGGCCCCCTTTCGGGGGCCTTTGGCGGATGTTGACGATACCCTCAACTTCCCTTTGCTGTTAGCTCTGCAGGATCGGCAGAGTTACCATTCCTTACTGCGGTGAAACCAGCGACACCCCCGGTCCATCTACT